AAAAACTTAATTTCTAGTCCAGCTTCTCTAAATATTTCAGACTCATTAGCACTATCGATAAATTGATATCCAGCATTATCAATAATTATCATCTTGATATTAAAATTTTTATATAAGTAAAAAAGATATTTGATATGATTTTTTAGATCGCCTCCTGCGACAGCGTATGAATGAACTAAAGTATAAGAGTTTTCATCTAACTCAATAAGCGACATCGCAAAATAATCAGAACTAGGACTATTACTAAAACTAGGGTCTATACCAAGTATGTACTCTTTTTCTGGATTGCCAGCAATTAAAGTGTGCGGGGCTTCTCCGTCCGGCACAGTGCACTCGTGCATCTTTTTTGCGCTAAAATAACTATCACTTCCGTCTGTAAATTGCGCTCTATATTCCCTTTGAAAAGAAGAGTTAGAACTACCTCCTGATTGAGCTTCTTCAATAACAGTCTTATCAATCATATCTTCTGGAACAGAGTCAAACCCCATTTGAGATATAAAATATTTAGAATCAAGCATATCATCAGAGTAAATATTACCCATCCACTCTTTGTATGTTTTATAAAGATTCTCGAAACTGTAACTTGCAGAAGATAGCGCTATCATTTTTGATTTGTTTTCAAACACCATCCTATCTTTTTCTTCCATCTTACCGTTCTTGATTAAAGAGTCTTCTATTTCTCTAACTCTAATTCTTTCTGCCATGTCTTGCGGCGCAACCAAGAACGGCATAAGAACTGTTTTAATAGTCTCTTCTGGTAATAGCAGATACTCGTCAAGTACAAGAATGTTCGCACGGAAACCACGAATCTTTTCGCCGCTCAAAGGAATCGCTGTGATACTTCCGCCGTTTATTCTCCACTCGAACTGATCGTTACGTTTAGATTTAGCCCCGAAAGCTTGAGCTAGCAGCTCTGCGCCCCTAGTCTCTACTATCTTTTCAAGGTTTTGAAATATAAATCTAGCAGTACGAAATGTCGGGCCAGCTATAAGGATTTTTGTATTCGGCTCGAAGATGCATTGTAAAAAACAGTACACGGATGCGATAAAAGTCTTACCGCATCCGCGCCCCCAGACACACATATTAAAGTTCCTATTAAAGAAACCTTTGAGAGTAACTTCTTGGAACGGCGCAAGTTTTATTCCTGAGATTAACTCTACAGTAAAACCCAAGTTTGCTCTTAAAAACTTAGCAAGAGATATCTTAGCTTGTTTAGAATCTAGCTCGCCTTTTAAATCCAAAAGCTCCAGATTTGTGTCCGTTACTTCTCTTTTATATTTTTCATGCACGTACCACATCTTAGTCTAAATAAGCTATAAGAATAATTAAGAATAAAAGAATCAAAGCTTGCTCATAAGTTAGCTCAATTTTACCTCTCATAACAATTTCAAATCGTAAGCATACTGCAGGTCTACATCTTTGTACTCGCAGTTGCTAAAAAATATTCTTTTCATAACTCTTTCTGATTCTATTCTATCTTTAACAAATAAAAATTGAATGTTTGGATATTCTTGTATCAAAGTTCTGATATTATGAAATATGTGCTGGGGATTAGTCCTTACATTTTTCTTGTAAGTTCTCTTCATCTTGTGAAACATTAAGCTTGAATTATAATCGTTCTCGATTAAAACTATAAGATTAGCATTTTCTGATTCGGCCCTTTCTATTTCATTGCAGAACCTTTCGTATCCTCCACTTAGAGTACCTATTAAATCTTGTATGGACTTTCTTTCTATATAACAATTACAAGTTAGTTCTTTATTGCTTAGAGCATAGTCTCCATACTTTAAACCTTTCACTTCTGTATTGACCCCTATGATATCTAAAGGCTGCTGCTCTCTTGTATCTATATAAATTTTTTCATTTTTATATTTTTCTGGATAGTAACCTAAAGGTTCCGATATTGTTTTGTATTTCGTAGAAAGCCCTACTTCTTCGCAAATTTTATTGTAGTCTCCAAAAACTTTTTGATAGTAAGCTACAGACGGACTCATTAAAGACCTAAGCTCTACTTGACAAGGCGCAAACTCTAAATCTTTTTTCTCTTTTCTACCTATGAGAAAATTCTTAAAATATTCTTTTGCTACAGGAGGTTCTACATGAGACATCCACTTTTTTAAATTATTTTTATTATTAAAATCAGTAGCAAAATAACTCTCTTTATTAACAAACTTTATTAGCTCGTTATTATACTTGTCTCTACGCGGAAAATACTTGTAGTAATAATCTTTTATTTTTAGCTTATGGCTTTTTAAATGAGCATGAAGACTTCTCTCACATGTAATTTCGTCCATGGTAGAAAGTCTTTCGACTTCTTCCTCTAAAGCTTTCTTTCTGATTTCGGCCAGTTTAATCATCTTATGGCGAGATTCTTCGTCCTTCCACATTTCTACTAAGTTAAGTATGGATGCGTTTTCTTTAATCTGCTTACTAAGTCTTTGGCTTCTTTTTTCTTTCAGCTCATTCAGAAGCTTTGTTTGTCTGTTGACACACTGATTATATTCTGTTTGCGCTGTGTTGATAGACTCAACTAAACTCATGGCCATTCTTTTACCTTCAGTTTCTTCGGCGGCTTGATCTAGAAGCTCTTGAAGTCTTTCTACTCTAACTTGAATATTTGAAGCTATCACCACCTCTGCGGACAGAACAATATACTGGTCTACTTCTTCTTGTGTCAAGTCTGGCTTATCATGAGTATATCTTACAAAACTACTTTCGAAAAGTTCTCTATTATCTTGAGATGCATAGTTTGATATTTGATGTAAAAATCTGTAAGTATGCATGTAAGCAATAAGTCTAGAAATATTTTTTTTATCAGAAGCTTTTAAATTGTTTTTATCTATCCCTTCGTGCACGTACTTATTAATTCTGGCGATAGCTTTGGTTTCGTTTTTTGGCGGCAAATAGTCGCTAGGAGATACTTCTCTTACTACTTCTGACAGGACTACTTTATCATCAATAGTTTTTACAAATGCGCTACATGCCCTAAATCTCATTTCAGAAGGGTTTATTTTCTCTCCATACAAAGTTTCGCACATGTCAGAAACTTTCATTGTAGTACAGTTATTATACAAGAAGTCTCTTTCTTCTTGAGATAGCTCGTAAGCTTCTTTTTTATCTGAGGTGGCGACAGTTTTTTTACCTCTAGAAGCTAGGTAGGTTTTTATAGCCTTGCCATAAACACTTCTTCCATCTCTATATTTTTCATCTATGTTAGGAAAGACTAAAGCAACTAACTCTTTAATAGCAGTAACGCCTCCGTTATCATACAAGTCGTCTATCTGAGTTTGCTGCTCTTTGGTTAAAATAATTTCGTCTTTCTTTTTCATATGTTTACATCCTCAAAAATAATTTCTTTAGCTTTTTCAATAATAGATTTTTTAATGTTCTTAATTTGTTTATAGCCCGGGCTGCGATTTTTCTCTGAGGTTTTATATCCTAAAATTTTAGCTACCTCTTGCTCAGTCTTGTTTTTTAAATATAAGTTTTCATAAACTGTCCACTCATTTGATTTTAAGACTTTTTTAAGTTTAAGGTTTAGTCTTTTTAGTACAGTGTTAAAGTCAAACTCTTGAAGCTCAAGTTTCTCTGTTTCTTGCTGAACTGATTCTAGGGGCGTTGGTAATTTAGTCAGATAAGCTGCTTTTTTAGTTTTTTCCCATTGCGCAAATAAAGGACATGAAGAGCATTGAGTACCGTAGATATAACATAAAGAATCTGACTCTGCTGCCGCGCACTTTAAGCATGGCCTGCAATAATTTCCATAATTGTTTCTTATTAAGTTTTTAATCTGATTTGAAATCAGAGTATTTATCCAAGGCGCAAGAGATTTGGATTGATCATATAGGTGCCATTTTTTAAAAATATGTATTCTGATAATTTGAGAAACATCATCAAAATCCATCCAAGATAAAGCCGTTAAGTTCCAACGACTTCTCCTCTTATTTATTTCGAGGTCTATTTTTTCTATACAGTCTTCGAACTTTAGCTTCTTTTTTCTTGGCATGCTAGAACTTCTTTATGCTCCCAGCATCATTCAGAAAGTCCTTCTCAATATTTGTTTTTGTATAACTTGCATCTCTTTCTCTAGATTCTCCTGCGTCTCCCTCTGTCGCACTACCCACAATATCTCCCAATCTGTGTACGTTTGAGTTAAAAGATTTAAAGTCAAACTCTAACGAGTCTATGCCTACTTGAAAATTATCCTCGTCATCGTAATCTTCTTCTATTGTTTGTTCGATTACTTTTCTAACGGGTTTAGTCTTCGCAGTAGAAGCCATGTAAGATTTCCCGCAACTACTGCAGAACTTGGGTTTCTGCATAGAATAGGAAGTACCGGCGCCACAACTACTACAATAAATCTTCATAAAGTTATTTACACTATATATTTTATAACTTTTTTAAAAATATACAAAAAAAAGTGTAAGTTTTAGTATGGAAAATATAAAGTTTTCCAACTGCGAAGGTGTGGAATATGAAATTAAGTGGCGGAAACCTCATCGTAGCTACAATGCTGATGGCCTCTGCTGCAATCCACAGGTAAAAGACCCAAAGATATTAATAGACCCAACTCTTAGAGAAAACAGGTCTCTTAGTGTTTTAATAGAAGAAGTTACTCACGCCTTCTTTTGGGACATCCCAGAAAAAGACGTAAGAAAGTTCGCTCCTAGATTAGCTAAGATTATTAAAAAAGCAGGTTGGGCTAAAGAGGGATCTGATTAACTTTTGTTACTATAAACTTCGTAAGTTCGGATCTAACAATGTCACTTTCGTCAAACTCGAAAGTATGAATACCCATAGATTTGCTCTCGTCGTCGTCAAAAGCATCGTAAAGCCTCTCAAAACCCCCTCTGTTGCCGTTTTTTAAATCAGTCTGCATTGGGTCTGCCATAATAAAACAACGCGAGTATTTCCCTATTCTCGTGAGAACTGTGACTATCTCTCGAAAGGAACTGTTTTGAGCTTCGTCGAGAAGTATGGCTTTACTGTTCCAGCTCATACCTCTAGCGAAGTTTACAGGGTGAATAGATACTCTTTTTTCTTTCTGTAGCTTTTTCACAGTTTCTTCACTTAATAGCTCATCTAACTTATCCATGAAAGGTAAGTTGTAATAGTGAAGTTTCTCATCTGCGTCTCCGGGAAGAAAACCTAAACGAGAATCCGAGCTTTCTACAGCAGAACGCATATAGATAACGTCTGATACTTTAGAGTTATTTAATAATTGAAGCGCAGAATAAACTGCGGTTAAAGTCTTAGAGCTTCCGGCTGGGCCTTTGCATAATATTAGTCTCGAGCTTTTATCAAGAGATAATTCTATAAACCGTTTTTGTTTTTCTGTCCAAGGGAGTTCATCTATATAAAAATTATCTTTTGGCTTAATAGGTTCTCTTTGATGTATCTTAACCTTACCGTCCGTTACCTCAAGAGACTCAAAGTCTCCCGTACGTTTAACTTTTGCCATCGTCTATATTTTACACTTAATTTGGTGTAATTACTATAAAAGTTATGAACGGGACTACTAACATTCAACCTTCGGACGTCGCTAACGTTATAGGAGAAGGTATTTCAAAAGAGCAAGCAGAAACATTCGCTCAGCAAATGGTGGGTGATTACGGCTGGCTACTTCTCGTTGCGATAATAACAATTATGGCAAAAGACATGATTATGAATTTTGTTCAAGGTGTTCTCGTGTTTATGGGGAATGACTTTAATAACGATGACATCATTTATATTTCTGGTCGTCAAGCACGTATAGTTCGCGTCGGAATTCGTAATACGGTTTTTTACATGACAGATCGCAAAACTAAGATGTTGGTGCCTAACGAACAGTTAAAACAGCTTACAATTGAAAAAACTCTTCCTAAGAATGGCGGAGAGCCATATTTACCTAAAGCTAGCGACCCGGGATTTGTAGGATGGGAAGAAGTGCCTCTACCGCAGCCACCTATGAAAGTTGAAGTCGTTGAGAAAGA